TCTGAGTATAGAAAAAGTCTATACAGAAAAATAAAAGGTTCTAAAATTGATGACAATAGAAGAAATCTCTGAGTCAGAAAATTCACCGTTAGAGTATCAGGCCTTTGCCCTATGCCTAAAAGAGCATGGGGCAATATCCTTTTTTAATGACAACTTACCTACGGATATAGTTGGATTAATACATGGCGAAAAAGGAACTCATGAATTTTATGAAGCTTTACTATCTTTTCATAGGGCCACTAACTTAGACATAGTTAATCCAATAGCCTTTAAGTCTTGGTTAGAAAGTGAAACAGATATCTACTCTGCCCTAGGCGGCGGTGCTGGCATATCAATTATGCTGGACTATATTTTGGGTGTCGATACTCCCAGTAGAGAATCCGTTTTAGAACTGCTCAAGCATAAGGCAAATAAACGTAAGCAAATTAATTACTTACACGAGCTTCAACTGCTTTTGAATAAAAAGGGCCTAAAGTCAATAGAAGATGTAGATAGAATTTCCGAAGTTACATCTCAGATTAAGGAACTAGAAAGCTCAATTAAATATAATCCATTAGATAAATTAACAACCGCCAATGATATTCTGGCAAGAGTTGATGGCCTTTTGGACATTCCCAACTTTATGTCTACCCAGTTTAAATCACTCAATAGAGCAATGGGGTACACTGACGAAGGAGGGTTCTTTAAGGGCGCCGTACACGCGATCATAGCTGCCTCTGGCAAGGGCAAAAGTACCTTCGCAAAGTGCCTAGCAAATCATTGGCTGGATACTGGGCATAGGGTTCTTTTCGTAAACTTTGAAGAAGCTACTGGCCATTGGGAGAGAATCCTTATGACTCAAATTATTGGCAAAAACGTTTATTCAGAATCAGATAAGTGGACTGAGACCGAAAAGCAGGGGTACTTAAATCAGTTTAAGGCTAAGCTTGAGGAATGGGGAGATCGCTTAATGGTTCGCCATGATCCGGACACGCCCTACTTTGAAGACCTTGAATTATGGTTAAGAGATTTAATAGGCCATGGAGATAAAATTCCAGATGTTTTGATTATTGACACAATACAATCCATGTTTACCAGAGGTGCAGGAAAAGGTAAACCACGTTGGGGTGAATTTGAAGAGATGATGGTGCGCCTAGAAAAGCTAGCTAGAGATATGAACTGTGCACTAATTATTACAGCGCAGGAAAACTCAAATAGAATGAAAGAAAAAAGAGAAGTCGTTCAGCAATCTGATACAGGCGGATCCCTTGCTATTCAGCAAAAGTGTGCAGTAACGATTTTCATTACGGAAAAACGTTTGGCGTCAAGTGATGAAACTGAAGACGAACACGTAATGCAGCTTCAAATACCTAAGAATAGAATTACTGGCTCAGCATTCATGTATGATCCACCTTTAGTTAGATATAATGATGAAAAGAAAATATATGAAGAATATGAACATGTTTCTAAGAATTCATATTCTGATGAAACAGACTTACAAAACCTATTAAGTGGAGAAGGATTTGATTAATGATCAACCTTAATGTGAATTCAATTAAAGATTTCCAGACATGCGAAAGACTATATGATTATAGGTATGTAGAAAAGCTTCCAGAAACTATTTACTCTAGAGATATATATACTTCTAGATTTGAAGCAACAATAAAAAGCATTATACATTTTTTCTGGTTTAAAAAACAAGGTGGCATCACCCCGTCATACGCCTCTCTATTAAATAGATGGGAAAAAATTTGGTTTCCAAAAGATACTAGTCACTATGACATAACTACGGAAAAGCATGAAAGCGCCTACGGCAATGCAGCGAGCCTTACAACGCAGGCAGCTGGGTTACTATTAAGGTTTCATGAAACATATAGCCAAATGGATGTGATACCCTTATCTATCTATGATGACTATATCATTACAGTCAATAACGGCACCAGAATAGAAGATAAATTTGATGTCATATATAGAAAAGATAATGAAAATTATGTAGTTAAATTAATGTTTAACTATAAAAATAATTATCGACACATATATCAAATGGATTTTGCGGCCATGTATCTTGCATTTAAGAATTTGCATCCAGCTAAAATAAAAAATACCAAATTTGGATATATAGATTTATTGTCTAACAACTTGTCATTTAATGAATATGAGATAACTCAGCAAGATATAGACTCAATAGAATACTGGTGCGACGCCATAGAATCTAAAGAAGTTTTTGTCCCCAGAAGAGGCTTGACACAATACTGCAAGAAGTGTCCATTCGATGCTCCTTGCTCAAAATGGAATGGATGGAAGTAATGGCTAAGAATATATTAGATGAAATACTAAAAGAAGATAAGAGTGATATCATCTCAAATGAGAATGAAATTTTATCTGAACTTTTAAGCGAAATTAATCTTATCAATGATGACTCAATAGCATCTTTCGTTAGATCAATTTTACTTAAGGCAGAGATTTTCTGGAATATACCATCTAGTTTTTCTGGAAAATATCATCCGCCGGATGAACACAATGCCGGAGGCAATGTTCTTCACACTAAGCGTGTGGTCAGAGTCGCCTCGATAATGTGTGACTCCTATTCATTGTCGGAAGATGAGAGAGATATAATTATCGCCGCGTGTATACTTCATGATATAACAAAAGGCATTGCCTCTGAAGATTTAACCTCATTTAATTATGATCCAATGCACCCCTATACAGTAGGTAATTTTATATCTAAATGCCAGATGCATGATAAGGAGTACGGAAATGACTCCCAATCTACTAGTCTATTTATATCAGAAGATGTGGCTCAAACTATATTGCGCCTGATAAGATGTCACCTTGGTCCCTGGTCTCCAGTTCCAGAGACCTGCCCAATAACATATATGGATTATATTGTTCATATAGCAGACAACGTTGCAAGTAAAATTCACAAAGTTATTGAAGATAGCGAGTTAATGAATGAACAGTGGAGAAAGTCTTCGAAATAAGCAAGTGAGAATAGTTAATAGGATGTTTATTCTGTCGCACCTAGATGATATAATAAAAGAGTCCATTTACTATAGATCACATTCTGGCAGTATTGTAGAAGAAAAAATAGCCACAATTGATATTAACTGTGAAGAAGGTAAGGCTAAAATACTATGAGAATACCAGATGATGATTCTAAATATTTGTCTTCTTGGAAGTATGTAGAGATAGCTAGATATGTACCTTCTCTTTCTAGAGTAATACGTTCTAAGAATGGCGATAAACCAGTCCTCATAGACGTTAATGATATCGAGTCTTTTAGAGCAGAGAATAAAAACACTGGACTCTATACATCTGTCTGGTCCTATAATTCTCAGGATCTAGAAGAGGCGGTTAGACTAGGGTCTTTATACTTTGACATTGATAATAAAGACCAAGAAATATCTTACGTAGAGTGTATGAAGTTATATGAATACCTATTGCAGTATATTCCGCAATCTGCCATAATAGTTTACTTTACGGGCAAAAAAGGATTTCACATCGAATGCGAAGCTGTCACTCTGGGCATAAGTCCATCTAATAATCTTCCAAACATATTTAGATTCATTGCCACTTCCCTAAAGGAAAAGCTTAGCCTTACCTCTTTGGACTTTAGCGTATATGACGCAAGAAGAATGTGGAGACTACAGGGAAGTCAACATCAAGACACTGGTCTTTATAAAAACATAATTCCACTCCAGATATTAAATAAGGGAATTGCAGACATATTAGAGTACTGTAAGGATCAATCCGAAAATAAAATAGAAGAACAGTCCTTTAACGCTAAAGCAAATGAATGGTTTAGAGAGTTTACATATAACTTAGAAATAGATAAAGAAAGATCTAAGGATTTTATTGGATACTTCAATAGGCATGGGTCATCAGCCTTTAAGACAGTAGAAGAAAAAGAAAAAGATTTTACCCCAAAAAGATTACTGGAAAGCTGCTCTGCCATTAAAAGATTATGGCAACAGGCTATTGACAGTAAGTATTTAGAGCATGAGGCTAGACTGTTCCTGTGCTCAATCCTAACCTACAATCAAGAGTCTATTGAATTCTTGCACGGTATACTGAGTAACTGTGACGATTATAATGTGGAGAAAACTAATAGCCACATTAATGATTGGGTCAAGAGAAGAAACTTAGGAATTGGTGGAAGACCCTATACTTGCGAAAGAGCAAATGCAGCCGGAGTAGGATGCGGCCAATGCTCTTTAGATAAGAGAAATAAATGGGTAAAAGTAGGGGATAAATTTATGGAAACTCAAGAGCAATCTGCTCCATCTCCGATCAGATTTGCGTACGCAGCTCTCAGCAAAGGAGGTGAACATGGAAGAGAACAATGAAGTAGACGATGTGATTGGTGTTTGTTCTGAATGCAAATCAGATCAACCAGAAAAATATATGTACAATAGTCCATTTGCCCAAGAGGGAAAGTCAGTGCCTTGTAAGTTTTGTGGTGGAGTAGTCATTATTACTTATCGTCAAACAAGAAATAGAGCCTTAGATGGTTCAGATAAAAGTAGAGGAATTTAGTGAAAAACTGGACAAACTTACATAACCATACAGTTTATTCTATGTTAGATGGTCATGGTCGAATAGAACAGTACCTGGATAGAGCGCAGTCCCTTGGGATGAAGGGGCTAGCGACTACCGATCACGGAAACATCCATTCATGGTTAGATTTCTATGACGCTGGAGTAGCTACTGGGGTTAAGCCAATTTTAGGTTCTGAATTTTATCAAGCTAGAAAAAGTAGATTTGATAAAGATCAAGAAGAAAGATCAGGTCCAGCTAAAAATGAGTGGGAACAAAGAGGCCCCTATCACATAACTATTTTAGCGAAGAACAACGCCGGATACAATAATATAATTAAGATGTCCTCTAGGTCTTTTATTGAGGGGTATTATGTTAAGCCAAGAGTTGATCATGATCTCATATCGGAACATTCTGATGGCATTATTGTTTTGTCTGGATGCCTTAACGGAGAAGTATCTCAAGCCCTATTGAGAGATGATTTCAACTACGCACTGGCGTCTGCTAAAAAGATGCAAGACATTGTAGGAAAAGAGAATTATTTCATTGAGATTCAAGATCACGGCTTATCCGAGCAAAGAAAAGTATTCAATCAGCTAATCGAAATTGCATCCATAATTGGCGCCAAAGTCGTTCCTAGTGGTGATTGTCATTACGTGCATCAGCACGACGCTAGAGCGCATGACATCATGTTATGCGTAGCCACTAACGCCAATATCAACACTCCTAATAGATTCTCTTTTAGTGGCGATGAGTTCTATCTACAGTCCTATGATGACATGGAGAGAAGATTTAGTTCAGAGTGGCTGAGAAATACCATGGATGTATGTGACATGGTAGACGTTAATCTTAATTTTGGAAATATTTATTTTCCTAATTTTCCTATTCCTACAAGTGAATCTTCCATAGATTATTTTGAGCGATTAGCCTGGAGCGGATTAAAGGAAAGATATGGCGACCCACTCCCGCAGCATATTGTAGACAGAGCTCTCTATGAGATGAGAGTCGTAAAGGATATGGGCTTCCCGGAATATTTTTTGGTTGTTTCTGATTTAGTGAATTGGGCTAAAGATAATAACATTAGGGTTGGATGGGGTAGAGGATCCGCTGCCGGAAGTATTTTGTCGTATGCATTTAAGATTACTAATCTTGATCCGATTAAATTTGGTTTAATGTTTGAGCGATTTTTAGTTGAGGGAAGAAAGTCGATGCCTGACATCGACCTCGACTTTGATGATAGACATCGAGACGAAGTTATTGACTACGCCAGATCAAAGTATGGATCGGACCACGTTGCACATATCTGCACATTCAATAGAAGCGGTGCCAGACAGTCAATCAGAGATGCTGCGAGAGCACTAGGGCATGATTTTACTACTGGTGACTCAGTTGCAAAGTTAGTTCCACCTCCTATTCTTGGTGTGTCCAAGAGCCTTTCTGAGTGTATGGACGTTGAAGACTTCAACCAACTTTATAATAAAGATTCAACAGCTAAAAATATTATTGACGCAGCTTTTGGACTAGAGGGATTGGTTAGACAAACTGGCATTCACGCCGCTGGAATTGTTATTTCTCGCGAAGCTCTTACTGAATATCTTCCAGTAATGAAAAAAGGTGCCGACAACCCGTTAGTAACTCAATGGGACATGGGAAGAGTTGAGCAATGCGGACTTCTTAAGATTGACTTCCTTGGACTTAGAAATCTTGGCATTATTGATTCATGTGTTAAATTAGTTCTTAAACATAGAGGTATAGACGTAGATATAGATTCAATTCCCTTAGACGACAGCAAAACTTACGATGAGCTTTGCAAGGGAAACTGCGCAGGAGTATTCCAGCTTGAATCATCTGGAATGAGACAGCTGATGATGCAGCTACAGCCACGCAATGTTGAAGACATTATGGCCCTAATATCCCTGTACAGACCTGGTCCAATGGGCTCTGGAATGGACAAAGAGTACATCGACAGAAAGCACGGTCGTAGTAATGTTAAGTATGAGCACGAGAAGCTAGAAAAGGTTCTAGCACCCTCCCTGGGCATCATGCTATACCAGGAAGATGTCTTGGGAGTGGCAAGAGAATTAGCTGGATTTACATCTGCTGAAGCCGACGATCTTAGAAAAGTCATCGGCAAAAAGTTAATGGACAAAATTGCAAGCATACGCTCAAAGTTCGTGGAAGGTTGCCAAAAGACATCCGGCTTAACTGCATCTTTAGCTAATAAAATATTCTCAGATATTGAATACTTCGGAGGATATGGATTTAACAGAGCACACGCAGCTAGCTACGCTATGATTAGCTATGTCACAGCCTATCTTAAGGCTAACTATACAGTTGAATACATGGCAGCACTAATGTCTTCAGTGGTTGGTAATAAAGAAAAGCAATCCTTTTACTTAGCTGACTGTAGAAAACTAGGAATAAATGTACTTCCTCCATCGGTTAATTATTCTGGAATCGACTTTGAAGTTGATGGAGATAGTGCAATAGTTTTTGGTCTATCAGCTGTTAATGGAATAGGCGTTTCTATCGCAGATGCAATCGTCAATGCTCGAGATTTAAATCGTCCATATACTAGTATTTATGATTTCTTTAGAAGATGTGATCCGTCAACACTTAAGAAAACAACGCTAGAACATCTTGCAAACGCTGGAGCCTTTGATGAGTTATTTGACTATAGAGATAACTTAGAAATTAATAGGATACAAGAAATACAACTTTTAGAAAAAGAAAAAGAAGAACTTGGGATGTACGTAACAGATCACCCAGTTAATGGCATATGGGATATATTATCTAAAAAAATTGATTACGAAATTATTGATCTAGCGGAAGTTGCAAATGGAACCCCAGTAAGAGTTGGGGGAATTGTGACAGACGTGAAGAGTATAATTACAAAAAAGGGAACGAAGATGTATAAGATCCTATTAGAGGACATATCTTCAGACCTAGAAATTGTTATATTTCCCAACTCCGCCAAACAACTGGGAGAAGATCCCTTTGTTAAGGGAGACATTTTTATTATGTCAGGATCCGTAAATAGAGAGAGCGATGAAGAAGGCTCTATCGTAAGATTGTTTTATAATAGTTCAGAAAAAATAGATTCACATGTATTTTCCAGTGGGAAAGCTTTAATATTTGATGTCGATAAAAGCATCTCGCCTTTAACTATTCAAAAAATATATGATATAATTGAATCGTCAAAAGGTGACAAACCAGTCTTTTTGCAAATAAAAGACGGTGCGCATAAATTTATTTATAACTTTAAAAATAATACATCTGAAAAAGTTAAAAGTTTTATAGAAGAAATCATTAGAATGGAGAAACAAAATGCCTAACGTAAACCCATCAGTAAACCCAACCGATAAATGGTGTTGGGTTTTTTGTCCGTCCTGCAATAGGTGCCAGGATAAAGGGCGATACACAAAGTGTAATGGCTGCAGTGGGCGCTATGACCCTGATCTAAAAGTTACTGCAGACAATGATGATTTTTGCGACTGTAAAAATGGCGTACTTAGATGGAAGACTCAGCAAGGTCGCTTGATAACTACCAAGTTTAAGACAAATCCATTCAAAGGTCAAGTGAAGTATGAAAGAATAACAGAAGATGAACGAGACTGGGATTCTTATGTTAAAGATATGAGAGAAAAATTAGATAATCCAAATTGGAATCCAATAGGTATTTACGAGGAGTAAAAAATGCTAGCAAATGTTCCAGCAACAGTAGAAAAAGGCAATATTAAGTTAACCGAATATACCGATTCGACATATAATTATGACGATAAGTTATTTCTTCAATGCACGTGCGTTGGTTTCTACCTGACGCAAAAAGAACTGAAGGACCTATATACGGTAGTTAGTTATTACTTGCATGCAGAAGAACTTACAGACGTTAAGGTATCCATAGGGGGCGAACATGTGGCCCTATGAAGAGGATGATCATATGGAATTAGGCGAAACTGGCTGGGTATCAATCGGGCAAGGCGCCTATATGAATAAATATAATAATCATACTATAGATGAAATCGGAAGAGAATTCGATGAAAATGGTCGATTAATATATGACCCCAATGAAGAGAAGTAGGAGTATTTTTGAGTTCTATATCAATTAAAAACTATGATAGTTTAAACGACTTACAAAAATTAGGAGTAGTTGATTTTTCTTATTCAAGAATAGACACCTATACACAGTGCGCAGCTAAGTATTTTTATTCCTACATCTTAAAAGAGCCTAGACAATTTAATCCACCTGCTGTTCTTGGCAATATAGTTCACTCTGTTTTAGAAAATATTTTAGACAATGAAAAAACATTAGACATAACAGATCTTAGAAATGAATACGAAAAAAATATTCCCATCTGGGATCCCGACAACTTAATTCCCTCAGAGTTGCTATCGGTCGGATCAGTAATCATAGATGAATTCTATGACCAACACGCAGACAAGAAATTAAATATCTATGAAAAAGAAATGAGCTTTAATTTCATTATTGGAATATATAAAATCATAGGTTTCATAGATAGAGTTGACATCATTGGAGATAGGGTTCATATCACCGATTATAAGACCGGTAAATGGGAAGCTACGCAAAAGGATATTCACAACAATCTTCAGTTGGGCATATATGCGCTTGCCATGCACAACATCTTTCCTGAAAAAGAGATATATGCAGAACTATATTATCTGAGATCTGGAAAGAAGAAAGGTCATCTATTTTCTTTAGATGATATAGAAAATGTAAAAGTCAGAATATTGAAAGCTATCAATAATATAATTACCGACACCAACTTTTTACCAACCGCCAATACAAGAGCGTGTAGCTATTGTGATCATGCAAAAAGTGAAGCTTGTGGAACTGGTGTCTTTAGAAATAAGAAGAATAACTTTAGATAAAGAAAAGGGGCCGATTTCTCGGCCCCAAATCTTTTTTATTTTAAGTATTGATCAGAAGTCAGTAACTGGATTTTCTTCAGCTGACAACCAAAGGTTGAAATCTTCGAATTCAGTAACCATCTTGACTGCGGTTCC